TCTCGTGCGAACGACACACGGTCAAAGTCTGAAAGACCAAAAGTGTGGGTTCCACCATCTTCTCTAGATGCACCCCCTGCACCTGATGGATTCAGGTATAGATGGATAAGAGCAGAGAGCGTTGGCTTTCAAGACACTAAAAACGTAACCGGAAGAATTAGAGAAGGTTATGAATTAGTTAGAGCTGAAGAAGTCGAAAATGCATCTGATTATCCAGTTCTCGAAGACGGGAAATACAAAGGGGTAATTGGGGTTGGTGGCCTTCTACTTGCGAAGGTACCCGAAGAAATCGCGAAGCAAAGACAAGAGTACATGACTAGACGTCATGAAGATCGAAGCGATGCAGTTTCAAACGATTTAATGAAGGAGCAAGACCAGAGGATGCCTATCAATGTTGAGAGGCAGTCTCGTGTAACCTTCGGTGGTACGAAAAAATAATTTTTTCAATCACTGAATTTTTATAAACCGTACTGGAGGCCCTTCGGGGCAGGTACATTGTAAAGGAAACAACTATGGCAAATAGAAACACACAAGGTTTTGGCCTTATTCCTGCAGGAACGCTTGGATCAACTCCAGCGACTTCTGGTCAAGGTAAGTACAAAATCGATGCGGGTTATGGTACTACGATATACCAAGGCGGCGCTGTTGCTTCTAACGCTGGTTACATTATCGACGGTCAAACTACTGATGCACCTATCTTAGGTGTATTAAATGGAATATTCTACAACGCGGCTACAACTTTAAAGCCAACGTTTGCGAATTTCTATAAGACTCCGATAACACCGGCGAACTCAGAAGACGTTGACGCTTTTGTATTCGATAACCCACAACAACAATATGTAGTAGCGACTGACGCTGCTGTAACTCAAGCAGGTTTTCTAGAAACTTATGACATGAATACTTCTGCTGGTAGTGACACTACTGGTAGATCTTCAGCGACATTAGATATAGATGACACAAGTGCTGATGCAGCTTCGTTTAGACTGTTAAGATCTGCGGAAGATCCTGAAAATGAGGATATTACTGCGGGATTTGCGTCTGTAGTCGTTTGTATCAATTTAATTGAGCTACAATCGTAATAGCTAGAATAGGAGATAAAACATGGCAATATCACGATCACAACTAGTTAAAGAACTAGAGCCAGGTCTGAATGCACTATTCGGCTTGGAATACAAAAGGTATGAGAATCAGCATGCTGAGATTTATACCAACGAGAACAGTGACAGAGCTTTTGAAGAAGAAGTTATGTTATCTGGTTTCGGAAACGCACAAGTAAAAGGTGAAGGTGCTGGCGTATCATTCGATGATGCACAAGAAACTTTCACTGCTCGTTACACTCACGAGACTGTAGCTTTAGCATTTGCTATCACAGAAGAAGCTATCGAAGATAATCTCTACGATAGATTAGCTGCTAGATACACAAAAGCTTTAGCAAGATCTATGAGTAATGCTAAGCAAGTAAAATCTGTTGAGCCTTTAATCAACGGTTTACCATCAACTGCAACGTTCAAGTCAGGCGATGGTGTTGCTTTATTTAGCACATCTCACCCTACAGTAGCAGGTACTTTTAAAAATACCTTAACTACTCAGGCAGATCTTAACGAAACGTCATTAGAGCAGTCAATGATTGACATTGCTAAAATGACTGACGAAAGAGGTCTTAGAATCGCAGCGAGAGGGTTGAAAATGATCATCCCTTCAGAGCTTCAGTTTACAGCTGAGAGATTGATGAAATCTCAAGGTAGAACTGGAACAGCTGACAACGATATTAATGCAATTGTTTCAATGGGAATGGTTCCTCAAGGATACAGAGTGAACAATTACCTAACTGATTCAGATGCGTTCTATATCTTGACAGACGTACCTAATGGTATGAAAATGTTCACAAGAGCTCCATTGACAACTGCGATGGAAGGTGATTTCGACACTGGCAACGTAAGATACAAAGCTAGAGAAAGATACTCGTTTGGTGTATCTGACCCTAGAGGTATCTTCGGTGTAGAAGGTGCGTAATAACACTTAATTTTTGGGGCGGCCTTAAAACCGCCCCATTTAAAAAATAATTGGTGAGACAATGAAAAAATTCCTAGTAAATATCTACGCTTACAAATATCACGGAAAATTTGAAGTTATGTCTGAGGATAGTCCTCAATCTTTAGAAGATGCTATCCTTGACAGGTTGGGAAAAAATGATATACAATGGGAGTATCTTGGAGAAATGAATGATCCTAAGATAAACAGAATAACCTATGAGGAGGTTATCGATGGAGAACATGATGCAACATCTAGAGGACCTTTACACAAAGAAGAGGGGTCTGGATCTCGAATGGGAACAGGAGCATCTTAAAGAGGGTAGATATACTCTCAATATGGTTAAGATTGACAGAAAAGTCAGAGATGTAATTAGCCATATTAAACTTGCAGAAGCTCAAAAAGAGCATTTGCAAAATAAGATAGAAGCTTCTCAACCACAAGTTTCTGTAGCAACTTAAAAAAAAGCTACATCGTTGGAAAAATCCAATCCACATTACAGGCCCTCTTGCGCTCTACTTAAAACTACTATATACATTAATCACTATACAATTAATTAGAACATAGACGCGTATAGTCGACGGCCTAGAGACTATGTTCGGAAACTAGGAGGATATAATTATGGCAACAACTACATTTTCAGGACCAGTAAAATCTCAAAGAGGATTTGTCACTGCAGGACCTGATGCGGTTGTAAACATCACAGCAGAAACTACTTTAACTTTCGCTGCACATGCAGGTAAAGTTATTAAAGTAAATGATGCAGATGGTGCAATCACACTTCCAACAATTAAAGCAGATAGCAAAGGTGCATCAGCTGGAGACAATGATCCTAACGTGAACAGTCACTTAGGTGCAGTCTACAAATTTTTTGTAGGCACAGATTGTACAGATTGCGATATCAAAACTGACGGAACTGACAAGTTTGTTGGTCACGCAACTATCGTAAACGTAGCAGATGGAACTAACAGTACATTCGTTCCAGCATCAGCTAACGATGTTATTAGCATGAACGGTGGAACCACAGGTGGAGATAAAGGTAGCACAGTTACAATTACTGCACTTGAAGATAATGTATATTTAGTAGAAGCAGTGTTAATCGGTACAGGTACCGAAGCAACACCTTTTGCAAATAGTTAATAGATAATTAGTGTGGGGCTTCGGCCCCACATTTTAATTTTAAGGAGAAAATATGAGTTCAGATCAGAAGTTTACAAATATAGCTAGCACAGGACAGGTAAAAACTATCTCTGGTGGTTCTGTTAATTTAGGACCTTGTAGAGTAACTTACATACAAGCAAATGGTGTAGCGTCCTCTGTTGTTATATTAAGAGATATTTCATCTGGTAGTACAGGAGATAAAGTTTTCGAAGCTGATTTTAATACAGAAGGTTTAGATATCTATGTTCCAGGAAATGGTATTAGATTCGAAAATGGTGTTCATGCAACAATGACTAACACAACATCTTTGACTATTGGCTATACTGGCTAGGAGGTTAAATGGCTAACACTACCTCGGGAACAACTACTTTCGATAAGACTTTTGCTATTGATGAGATAGTAGAAGAAGCTTTTGAACGTATTGGATTACAAAATGTTGCAGGTTACCAATTAAAGTCTGCACGAAGATCTTTAAATATATTGTTTCAAGAGTGGGGCAATAGAGGTATTCATTATTGGGAAGTAGGGGATACTAATTTAGATTTAATTGAAGGACAATCAGACTATGATTTTTTTAGATCTAGTGATGATGGCACCTCTGCAACCACAACTGCACCTGCTAGTGTATTTGGTATATCCGATGTTCTTGAAGCACAATTAAGGTCTAATAGAACACAGACCACACAATCAGATTCACCAATGACAAAAGTTGATAGATCAACTTACGCAGGTTTTTCTAACAAGCTATCTAAAGGAACACCTAATCAGTATTGGGTAGAAAGATTTATTGATAAAGTAAGAATACATATTTATCCTACACCAGATTCTACAAATGCATCTAAAGACATGCATTTTTATTTTATAAAAAGAATTCAAGATATCGGTGATTATACTAATGCAACAGATGTGCCATTTAGATTTGTACCTTGCATGATATCTGGTTTAGCTTTTTATTTAGCACAAAAGTATCAACCACAAATGGTTCAACCTATGAAGTTGTACTATGAAGATGAATTTGCTAGAGCACTAGCAGAAGATGGATCTGCATCTAGCACGTATATTACACCAAAAGCTTATTACCCAGGATCATAATGACAACAAAACTTAAAGTAGGTGATTATGGTGAAATGAAACCAGGAGAGTTTAAAAAAAACATAGGTCAATACACCACAAAAAATTTAGAGTCTATAATAAATAATTCAGATGAAGCAATTAGAGAAATAGCTTTAGATGAATTGGAGAGAAGAAAAAATGAAAAGAAAAAAGGTGGTTTAATAGATAAACCTTTAGGACCTGGTGGTAAAAAGAAAAAAGGTAAAAAATAATGGCAAAGTACGCAACAGGTAAATACGCAAAAGCAATATCTGACAGATCAGGTATGGAGTTTCCATACAAAGAAATGGTTAGAGAATGGAATGGATCGTTTGTGCATGTGTCAGAGTTTGAACCAAAGCAACCACAATTAGAACCAAAACCCATGAATGGTGATTCTATATCTTTACGTAATGTAAGACCGGATAGAGTGGAAACAGCTGTTCCTAAATTATTATCATTAAATCCGTTTACAACTACAAATGGATCAACAACTATATCTGTAAAAGAACCTAATCATGGTAGATCAACTGGAGACACTGTGTGTTTTAGAGATGCAAGCGTTGTTGGAGGTGTTGCAGCTGCAACAATAAATTTAGCTGCAGGATATACAATTACTAAAGTAGATGCAGATAATTATACCTTTGCAACAAGCACAACATCTAGTATAACTGAAACAGGAGGAGGAGGTCTTGCATCTGCAGGGCCAGTAACAGTAACAGCATGATTAAAAAAATAAAAAATTTTATTTGTAAATTATTTAAAATAAAACAATGTGCATGTCCAGAAACAGATGAACATTTAGTTTTATACGAAGAAGCTCCAGAACCAGAAATTGATTTATATACAGATAAAGATGGAAAAGCTGTAAAATGTGGAACACATAATAGATATAAAAAAAGTTGTCCTATTTGTAAAGAAATAGCAGGAGTCGCGTAATGTCAGGATTAAGTGCATCAGGATTAATAACACAAATAAGAAGTTACACAGAAACAGATTCAAATGTTTTAACAGACGCTGTTGTAGAAAATATTATTCTAAATGCTCAGTATAGAATTATGAGAGATGTTCCTATTGATGCAGATAAAAAACAACAATTAGGTAATTTTGTGGCAGGTCAAGAGTCTATAAATGCACCTGCTGGATGTTTATTTGTTAGAGGCATACAAGTTTATGATACTAATGGATCAGCTATTACAGGAGCTAATAGATGGTTAGAAAAAAAGGATATGACCTATCTTCAAGAATATCAAGATGTAACAGGAACCTCAGCAGCTCAAGGTCAGCCCAAATATTATGCTATGTTTGGTGGAGCAACTGGTAATACTGATACTACATCAGGTAGAATATTTGTAGCCCCTACACCAAATACTACATATAGATTTAGAATTCATTTTAATAAAATGGCAGGTCTTTTAGAGGGTGATAATACTAATTATCTAAGCCTTAATTTTCCAAATGGACTATTATATTGCTGTCTATCAGAGGCATATGGATTTTTAAAAGGCCCGATAGACATGTTGACTTTGTATGAAAATAAATATAAACAAGAGGTACAGAAGTTTGCTAACGAGCAAGTTGGTAGAAGACGAAGAGACGACTACACAGACGGAGCAGTTAGAATACCAGTTAACTCGGCAAACCCATAGGAGATAAATTATGGCAATATCATCAGCAATATGTTCAAGCTTTAAACAAGAGCTTTTACAAGGTAAACACAGTTTTGAATCTTCAGGTGGACACACTTTTAAGATTGCTCTTTTTACAAGTTCTGCATCTTTAGGTGCAGCTACAACTGATTACTCTACTTCAAATGAAATATCTAATACATCTGGATCTGCATATACTGCAGGTGGTGCAACTTTAACAAACTCTGGTGTATCGCTATCTTCAACAACTGCATTTACAGACTTTGCAGATGTAACTTACACATCAGCTTCTTTCACTGCAAACGGAGCTTTAATTTATAACACGACAACAGATGGTGGTTCTTCAACAACTGATGCTGTTGCGGTTATAGCTTTTGGTGGTGACAAAACAGCAAGTAACGGAACTTTTAAAATAGAATTTCCAACAGCAGACGCGAGTAACGCAATAATCAGATTAGCATAGGAGGTCAACCATGTCGGTGACTTCAGGATGGGGCCGATTAACCTGGGACCAGGCTAATTGGAACGAAGCCACAACTTTAAAAACAGGTTGGGGTGCAAAATCTTGGGGTGAAGATGAGTGGGGTGAACTAAAAGATGCCGTTGCTCAGCCATCTGGTCTCTCTATAACATCTAGTGTTGGATCAATAACTCCTGCCGATCAAACTCAAGGTTTAACAGGACAATCTATAACATCATCTCTTGGTGCTATAACACCAGTTCAGATGCAGGTTGGTCTATCTGGTCAATCAATAACTTCTTCAGTTGGATCTTTAACTGTAAATGACATGACAATAGGTTTGTCAGGTCAATCAATAACTTCCTCTGTAGGTGTAATAACGCCAAATGATATGACCCTTGGTTTAAGTGGTCAATCATTTACGTCAAGTTTAGGCACAGCTGTTGCTCCTAATAATACAGCTATAGTGTCTGGCTTATCAATAACTTCAGCTCAAGGAACGGCTGAAGCCACTGTCAACGTAACAGTTTCAGTTTCTGGTCAATCTTTTAACGCTAGTTTAGGAACAGTAACTATACCAAATGATGTAGTATTTTTATCTGGTCAACAAATTGAATCTCAACAAGGATCCATAATTGGATTAGGTGGTGCTGTTGCTCAACCAACTGGTCAATCTAGCACAACATCTGTAGGATCTTTAACCATAGAAGAAGGGCTAGGATTAACAGGTCAATCATTTAGTGCTAGCGTGGGAGCTATATCCCCTGTGGATATGCAGGTCGGATTAACAGGTCAATCGATAACTACAAGCATTGGAACTGTTGATATATTTGCATACGGAGATGTTGACACTGGAGACAATACATCTTATAGTAATGTTTCGACAGGATCGAATGATACATATTCGGATGTTGCAACTGGATCAAATACAAGTTATAGTGACGCTGCATAATAGGAGATAATTTATGGCATCAACATACACACCTTTAGGTGTAGAACTTCAAGCAACTGGTGAAAATGCCGGTACATGGGGAACTAAAACCAATACTAATTTACAAATTATAGAACAAATTTCTGGTGGTTATATTGCTAAGTCAATTGCAGGTGGGGCTCAAACAACTGCATTAGCAGTTTCTGATGGATCAGCTGGTGCAGAACTTGCACATAGAATGATCGAGTTCACAGGTACAATTACAGGTAATCAAATTGTAACTATTCCAATCGATGTTCAAACTTTTTATTTTTTAAGAAACTCAACATCAGGTGCATATACAGTTCAATTTAAATATGCTTCTGGTTCAGGAGACTCGTTTACTTTTTCAGCAACAGATAAAGGTGATGCTGTTGTATTTGCAACTGCAAATGATGGGACTAATCCAGATATTGATACTTTACCAGCTGGTGATGTAACTTTAACAGGGACACAAACTTTAACAAACAAAACTTTAACAGCTCCAAAAATTGCAGACGCAGGTTTTATTGCAGATGCAAATGGTAATGAACAGATTATATTTCAAACAACATCTTCAGCGGTAAATGAACTAGAAGTAACTAATGGTGCAACAGGAAATCCACCTATCATAGGCGCGAGTGGAGAAACTAACGTTGATGTTCATATTAAACCAAAAGGAAGCGGAGAAACTAGAATTGGTACAGGCGCAGCTGCAGCTACTTTAACAACAGACGGTGCTCATGATTTAGTTTTAGATACTAACTCTGGAAGTAATTCTGGTACAATTACAATAACGGATGGTGCAAATGGTAATATTACTATCACACCAAATGGGTCAGGAAATATTGTTCTTGATGGACTTACGTTTCCAAATGCTGATGGGTCAGCGGATCAGGCTCTAATTACAAATGGTTCTGGAACTTTAAGTTTTGGATCAGCAGGAATTTCAACAGGAAAAGCTATTGCAATGGCAATAGTTTTCGGATAAAAGGAGTAAATTATGGCAGCACCAAATATAGTATCGGTATCATCAATAATAGGAGAGTCTCAAGGTTTTGAATTGGGAACAACTGTTACCACAGAATTAATAACTGTGGATGCAAATAAATTAGTAAAAATTAATAGAATTTCAGTTGCAAACATTGATGGAACAAATGCAGCTGATGTAACTGTAGCAGTTGATAAGGCAACAAGAACTTCAGCAGCAACAGGATCATCTGTGTCTGGAGCCACTTTTAAAATAGCTAGCACTGTTTCAGTTCCAGCTGATGCGGTTTTAGTTTTATTAGATACACCTATCTATCTAGAAGAAGGTGATAAATTAGAAGGTGGAGCAAGCGCAGCTTCAGACTTAACACTTTTTGTTTCATATGAAGTTATAGACGACGCGTAGGAGGTTTAAATTATGGCTGGCAATGGCGGAATAATTGGACCTACAAAAGTCATCAGTACATCACAAACAAAGACTACCACTTTTACATCATCAGGTACTTTTTCAAAATTAAACTGTAGTTCTACTGCTAGAGTATTAGTAGTCGCTGGTGGTGGCGGCGGTGGCGGTGGAGGTTGTGGAGCTGGTGGAGGAGGAGCAGGTGGTCTTAGAACTAATTGCACTCTTGTTATAGGTCCAGGACCCGCAACAATAACAGTTGGTGGTGGTGGAACTGGTGGAACCGGTTCATCTGGTAGTCCAGTATTAGGAACTCAAGGAAGTCAATCTATAATTACAGGAACATGTCAAGGAGATTTTATATCAACTGGTGGCGGTGGAGGAGGAGGTTCTCCAACACCACAACCTCAAATTACAGGTGGTCCTGGTGGATCTGGCGGTGGCGCTGGTCACCATGCTCCATCATGCACTATAGGACTTGGTAATAAACCTCCTGTCAGTCCCCCTCAAGGTAATAATGGATCTTTAGGTGCACCTACACCATCTACACACATAGCAGGTGGAGCTGGAGGTGGAGCTGGAGGAGCCGGCACAGCAGGATCAAGTAGTCCTGCTCCTGGTGGAAGAGGTGGAGTTGGTGGAGCTGGTGTTTCAAATAATATTACAGGAAGCTGTGTTTCATACGCTGGTGGTGGCGGTGGAGGTAGAGGACCTGCAAATGGTTCTCCATGTGGAACTGGTGGATCTGGAGGAGATTCAAGTGGATCAAGCCCAGGAAATATTGGAACTGCTGGAACAACAAACCGTGGTGGTGGCGGTGGCGGTGGTTCTGCAGGAGTACCTGGAACTGGTGGTGCAGGTGGCTCAGGAATAGTAGTTATAAAAGAAACAACTCCTAAATGTGCATCAGGAGTTTGGGATATGAATTCGCTCTATGATCAAGTCAGTGATAATGACTGGCTGTCCAGAAGAGCAACAGTAGATTATTTAGTAGTCGCTGGTGGTGGTGGATCAGGTTCAAAAACATCTGGAGGCCCTGGTGGAACTGGTGGAGGTGGTGCAGGAGGTTATCGTGCATCAGGTTATGGGCCGAGTCCATTAAGAGGATCAGCTTTAAGTTTAAAATTAGGAACGTATCCAGTTACAGTTGGAGCTGGTGGTACAGGTGGTGCTGCACCTGGAGCTATAGGAAATAATGGTGTTGATTCAGTTTTTTCAACAATTACATCTTCTGGTGGAGGCGGAGGTTCACACTCTCCATCACCCGCTGCTGGAGCAGCCGGTGGATCTGGAGGTGGTGGTAATGGTGGTAATAGCACCGCAGGTGGAGCAGGAAATACTCCTCCCACAGATCCTCCTCAAGGTTTTGCTGGTGGATTAGCGGGTAATGCTGGTGGTGGAGGTGGTGGAGCAACTGCTGTTGGCGCTGATAGAAACCCTAGTCCTGTAAATATAGCAGGAGCCGGTGGAGCTGGAGCACCAAACACAATTACAGGAACAGATACAACATACGCTGGAGGTGGTGGCGGTGGTGGTTATTGTGGTGGAACCGCTGGAGCTGGTGGAGCCGGTGGTGGAGGAGCTGGAACAACAGGACCTAACTCTCCAGTAGGAAATGCTGGAACAAATAACACTGGAGGTGGAGCTGGTGGAACAGGTGGCCCATCACCAGGATGTAATTTAGCTGGAGCTAATGGTGGTTCAGGAATTGTTGTTGCAAGAACAGATGCTTCTGCGGGAGCTTTCTTTACAACATGTAGTGCATGTGCACCCGTTTCTTCTTTAGATGGAACAAACATGATAGCGCAAATTAAAGCGTCTACAAATTTAAATATTTTAGATACAACAGGATGTGGTGTAGCATTTGATTATTTAGTTGTTGCTGGAGGTGGTGCAGGTGGTGCTGACTCTGGTGGTGGAGGTGGTGCAGGTGGTTATAGATCTAATTTTCCAGGTGGTACAAAATTATTTTTAAGTCCAGGACCACACGCCATAGTGGTTGGAGGTGGTGGTGCAGGACAAGCAGTTAATGTTGGAGGAGATGGTAATCCCTCATCGGTTGGATATATAAATTCTGGTGGTGGCGGAGGTGGTGGTAGAAATGCTACTAATCCTGTGGAGCCAGGAAGAGCGGGAGCCTCTGGAGGTGGAGCAAGTAATGCGGGATGCACTCCAGGAGGAACTGGAGGTACAGCTTGTACGGTATTTAGTTCACCTGCTTTAATTGGAAGACAAGGAAACGCTGGAGGTAATTCACCAAACGCTACTCCTAGAGGTGGTGCAGGAGGTGGTGGTGCTGGTGCTGTTGGTGGTGTTTCATCATCTGGTAATGGTGGTGATGGTGGTACTGGTTTATCAAACTCTATTACTAATTCAGCAGTATTTTATGCTGGTGGTGGTGGCGGTGCTGTAGTTGCACCAGGAACCGTTGGATCAGGAGGATCTGGTGGAGGAGGTGATGGAAGTAATTCACCACCAAGTGATTCTGGAGTTGGAGAAAATGGTACCGATAATACAGGTGGTGGTGGAGGTGGAACTAGAGCAAATCCTAGAGCTGGAGGAAATGGTGGTTCAGGAATTGTTGTATTAAGAGCACCAGGACCTTTAGGGCCTACATTTAGTGTGACACCAGGAGGATCAAAATCAACATTACCAGCCCCTGCAGGCGGTTGTACGGTAATATCATTTACTGCAAACGGAACGTTGACTATAAGCTAAAATTAAATTATAAATATAAACTTTAAGGAGAATAAATATGGCACATTTTGCAGAACTAAAAGAAGAAACAGATCAATTTGATAGCTCAAAAACAAACTTAGTTGTTCAAAGAGTTGTGGTTGTAGCAAATGATGTTGAAACAGCTGCAGGTCCTTTAGGAGAAAATGATATGCATGTTGATGGAGAAACATGGTGTGTTGATTTTTTTAAAGGGGGAACTTGGAAACAAACTTCTTATAATAGTAATTTTAGAAAACAATATTGTGGTAAAGGATTTGTATACGATTCAACAAAAGATAAATTTTTATCACCACAACCTTTTGCTTCATGGTCATTAGATTCAAACGACGATTGGCAATCACCAATAACATATCCAACAATTTTAGATGATGGTCAAGCAGAACCAGAATGGCGTTACACAATTTCTTGGAACGAAGAAAAATATAACGCTGACAATACGACAGGTTGGGAAGCAACTAAAACAAACGACGAAGCGGATCCGCAAACTATATACAATTGGAACGGCACAGCTTGGGTGTCCGCATAGGAGACTCAAATGCCAAGAAACAAATCTGGCTCATTAAACGGTGGAATAATTGGAAAAAAGAATGTAACTTCTTTTGGGGGGTGCACTGTCACTAGCCACACTTCTTCAGGATGTAAAACACTACAACCCGGAACTAGAATTGTTCAAGCATTAATAGTTTCCGGTGGTGGAGCTGGTGGTGGCGCTGGAGCTACTGGTGGAGGAGGTGGTGGAGGTATGACAGAATTTCCATCTTTAACTTTATCATCTAATTCTGTGCCAATAACAGTTGGCGGTGGAGGTACTGGTACACCATCACCTAGTGTAACATCTGGATCACCTTCAAATATAGTTACGGTATGTGGAACAATAAGCACATGTGGTGGTGGAGTAGGAAAATGTGGAACTAATGGTGGATCTGGAGGAGGTGCACCTGGTGGTGATGGTTCTAACAAAGGTTGCGGAGTATGTGGTCAAGGAAATGCAGGTGGAACAGGTGGTGAATTTTTTAATCCAGGACCTACTGGTTTTAGAGCTGGAGGCGGTGGAGGTGGTGGCGCTGGAGGCGTCGGAAGTAATTTTGTATCAGGAAATTGCACAGGAACACCTGCACAAGGTGGAGTTGGTGGAGCAGGATTAGCAAACAGTATTACGGGAAGTAGTGTAGTTTACGCTGGAGGCGGAGGAGGTGGTAGTTATATTAATTCCACTCCAGGACCCGCACATCCAGGTGGTGGTGGCGGAGGTGCAGGAGCACCCCCATCAGCTCCTTCAGGTTGTAATAATCATCCTAGCACTAGAGGAACAGCAAATACAGGCGGCGGTGGTGGAGGTGGAAGACACCCAGGAGGTTATGCAATAACTGGTGGGCAAGGTGGATCAGGTATTGTCATTACAAAAGAATTAAATAAAGCAAGTGGTGTGTGGTCAATTCAAAGTCAATTTGCAGCTAGAAAATGTAACACATGGCCTAACTAGTTGACATCAATTTAAAATATCTTTATAAAGTTTTTATAAAGATATATGAACCTTACAAACTATTATTGGTATTTTCAATCAGCAATTCCAGAACGTGTCTGTGATGATATTGTTCGTTATGGAAAACAATTACAAGATCAAATGGCTGTAACAGGTGGCATGGGTAATAAAAAATTAAATCAAAAACAAATAAAAAATTTAAAACAAAAAAGAGATTCTAATATTGTTTGGATGAGTGATAGATGGATCTATAAAGAAATACAACCTTATGTTCACAGAGCAAATCAAAATGCAGGTTGGAATTTTCAATGGGACTTCTCAGAAAGTTGTCAGTTTACAAAATATGAAAAAGGTCAATTTTATGATTGGCATTGTGATGGTTGGGATAGACCATATGAAAGACAAGAGGGTGACCCATCACATGGAAAAATTAGAAAACTATCTGTAACAGTTAGTTTGTCAGATCCAAAAGATTATAAAGGTGGTGAGTTAGAATTTGATTTTAGAAATATGGATCCAGATAAAAAACCAAATATTAAAAAATGTACTGAGATATTACCTAAAGGATCTTTAGTTGTGTTTCCTGGTTTTGTTTGGCATAGAGTATGCCCAGTTAAAAAAGGGTCTAGATATAGTTTAGTTATATGGAATTTAGGATGGCCATACAAATGAGTTTTCCAAAACAATTACAATTAGAAGAATATTTTAAATGTCCTATATGGTGGGCAGACGAACCCAAGTTTGTTAAAAAACTAAATAAAGCATCTGACAAATACATAAAACAATCTCAAAAAAATTTAAAAGAAAATATAAATAAAAGAAATAAAAAGTTTGGAGATAAAGGAGATATGGGTCATGTATTTCACTCAACAACATTAATAGGTGATCCTAAATTTAAAGAACTACAAGATTATATTGGTGCAACGGCACACAATTTATTAGTTGAGATGGGTTTTGATTTAACTCAATATCAAATATTTACAACAGAAATGTGGGTTCAAGAATTTGCTAAACAAGGTGGAGGACATCATACTTTACACACACATTGGAATGGACACATATCTGGTTTTTATTTTTTAAAAGCATCTGATGCAACATCTATGCCATTATTTGAAGACCCTAGACCAGGTAATGTCATGAATCTTTTACCAGAAAAAGATAAATCAAAAGTCACATATGCCAGTTCACAAATTCATTATAAAGTTCAACCAGGTAGGATGATATTCTTTCCATCATATATGCCACATCAATATATAGTTGATATGGGATACGAACCTTTTAGGTTTATACATTGGAACTGCCAAGCGATACCGAAAGGAGTTTTAAATGTCGTTCAAAAAAAATAAATACAGTGTTTTAAAAAATGCAATTAGCAGAGAAATGGCTGATTTCTGTTATGCTTATTTTTTAAATAAAAGAAACGTAGCTAGGGTTTTATTTGATTCTAGATACATATCACCTTTTACAGAATATTGGGGTGTGTGGTCTGATTCTCAAGTTCCAAACACGTATTCACATTATGGTGATCTTGTAATGGAAACACTATTACAAAAAGTAAAACCTGTTATGGAAAAACATACAAAATTAAAATTATCTGAAACATATTCATATGCAAGAATTTATAAAAAAGGAGATGTATTAGCTAGACACAAAGATAGATATTCTTGTGAAATATCTACTACATTAAATTTAGGTGGCGACCCATGGCCTATATACTTAGATCCAACGGGTAAAAAGGGTCAGGCAGGTGTTAAGGTAGATCTTAAACCAGGAGATATGTTGATATATTCTGGATGTGATTTAGAACATTGGAGAGAAGAATTTATGGGTAAAGATTGTGGACAAGTGTTTTTACACTACAATAAAGCAGGATCTAAAATGGCCAAAGAAAACGCTTTAGATAAAAGACCTTTGATAGGTTTACCTGCATGGTTTAAAGGCATGAAGTTGACTAATTCTAAAAAATAGTCTATACAATAGACTGGCGGGGGGAGACACCACCACACCCTCTCCCTGCTTTTAATCTATTAATTAACTGCAAAATAGGTATAATGGATTATTATGCTACAAAAGATAGGTTTTCAGCCAGGTATAAATAAACAAATTACGGACACAGGAGCAGAGGGTCAATGGACCGACTGTGATAATGTCAGGTTTCGTTATGGTATACCTGAAAAAATAGGTGGTTGGAAACAACTAGGAGACGATTCTCTTACAGGTGCAGGAAGAGGGTTACATCATTTTGTAAATAGTTTAGCTAGAAAATATGCAATCATTGGTACAAATAGAATTTTATATGCATATTCAGGTGGTGTATTTTATGACATACATCCTATTAAATCTACAACTACGCTTACGAGTGCTTTTAGCACAACTAACGGATCAGATGAAGTTACAATAACTTTTTCTGGTGCACACAATATATCTGCACAAGATATTATATTGTTAGATAATTTTTCATCTATAACAAATTCTAATTTTGCAGCTGCAGATTTTAATGATAAAAAATTTATGGTTACTACTGTACCATCTAGCACAACATTAACAATCACAATGCCATCAAATGAATCAGGGTCTGGTGCAACAACATCAGGTGGTGTTAGAGTGCAACATTACTATCCAGTGGGTCCAGCTGTACAAGCAAAAGGTTTTGGTTGGTCACTAGGGTCTTGGGGTGGAGAAGTTGCAGGAGAACCAACTACAACTTTACAAAATGGTATTACAGACACTGCAACAACAGGTATTATATTAGTAGACTCATCACAATTTCCAACTGCAGGAACAAACTTTATTATAATAGGCAGTGAGGAGATATCATATACAGGGATAGCAGCCACAGGAGAACTTACAGGTGTTACTAGAGAAGTAGCTGGAACAACAAAAGCTGCACATAGTGGTGGTGCAACAATTACAAGTTCCACTAATTATGTAGCATGGGGTGAAGCTGCATCCGGTGACTTGGTGTTAGAGCCAGGTATGTGGTCATTAGATAATTTTGGTGATAAGGCTATTTGTTTAATTCACGATAGTGCTGTGTTTGAATGGAATTCTGCAGCAACAGATGCGACATCAAATAGAGCCACAATTATTACTGGTGCACCAACAGCATCAAGACACATGTTGGTATCTACACCGGATAGACACTTAGTATTCTTTGGAACAGAAACAACTATTGGAGATACATCTACACAAGATGATATGTTTGTAAGATTCTCGGATCAAGAAGATATTAATACATATACACCAACAGCAACCAACACAGCTGGTACACAAAGACTGGCCGACGGATCACAGATCAGAGGTGCTATTAGAGGTAGAGATTCAATTCTTGTTTGGACTGACACAGCTTTATTTACACAACGTTTTGTTGGTCAACCTTTAACTTTTGCCTTTTCACAAGTAGGTACAAACTGTGGACTTGTTGGACAGAATGCATGTGTAGAAGTAGATGGTTCTGCATATTGGATGTCAGAGAATGGTTTCTTTAGATATGCTGGTAAATTAGAATCACTACCTTGTTTAGTGGAAGACCATGTATATAACGATATTAATTTAGAGTCTGGTAATCAAATGGTGTCAGCTGGATTAAATAATTTATTTGGTGAAGTTATGTGGTTTTATCCAACCTCTTCATCCTCTGTTGTAAATAGACAAGTTACATATAATTATTTTGACTCATCACCACAACGACCTGTATGGACAGTAGGGACATTAGCAAGAACTATGTGGCAAGACTCTGCTGTATTTGGTTCTCCACACGCAACAGAATACGATGCAGCTACAGATACATCTTTTGATGTGGTAGGAAATACTGAAGGTAGAACGACATACTATCAACATGAAACAGGGACTGATCAAGTTAAAGGCGGAGCTACAACTGCAATACTTGCAAACATATCTTCTGGAGATTTTGACATAAGTCAAAGAAGAAGTGCATTAGGACAATCAACTGGTGCAGCTGATCTTAGAGGAGATGGTGAATTTATAATGAAGGTAAGAAGATTTATACCAGATTTTATTTCACAAACTGGAGCAACGAGAGTTACGTTAAATTTAAGAAACTTTCCAAATGATGCCAGAGCAAGTTCATCACTTGGTCCGTTTGATATTACATCAAGCACACAAAAAGTAGATACAAGAGCAAGAGGTAGAGCTGTATCTTTAAAAATAGAAAACACATCAACTAATCAAAGTTGGAGACTTGGAACTTTTAGATTAGATATACAACCAGATGGACGTAGATAATGGCAAAGATAGTACAAGTATTAACAAGACCTAGTGAAAATTATGATTTAGGAACTGCAGAAGCACAAGTTAGAGATCTTGATGCTATTGTAGAAAAATTAAATACAACGTTTCAAGAAGAACTAAAACAAGAGGTAGAAGCACAAAACTTCTTTTTAAATTAATGGCTAATAGTTTTATAAATAAAAAAGTAGATTTAACTACAACAGATAATACAACATTATACACTGTACCAGATGCAAATACAGCTGTTATAAAATCTATACTGGTATCAGAGGATGCTGGATCAGGGACTACAATAACAGTAACTTTAACAGACTCAAGTTCTAATGTATTTAGTTTGTTTAAAACTAAAACTATATCTAGTAATACAACTACAGAATTATTAACCCAACCGTTAGTTATGGAAGAAAAAGAGATATTGAAGGTTCAAGCTGGAGAGGCTAATGAACTTCATGTTATAGCTTCTATACTACAAATACAGCCAAGAGAGGTAACAACATAATGAAAGTACTAGAACCAAAAGAAATAATAGAAGAAATTTATAACCTTAGAACAGGTGAAAAATACAAGAACGACGAAGAGTGGAAGGCTAAAGGTATACCTGAGTCTGAGATAAGAAAAGACGTAAGAGTGATAATGCCGAGCCTTGATTTATTCGGTGAAACAAAATAAGATGGTACGATGGCAATAACTAGAGCACAACAGGTAAGACAGATGTTAGAAGATGGGGGTATGTTAGTACAACCATCTATGAATGGCAAACGTCCAGGTTATAGAAGTGCTAAAGCACAAGAGGTTCAAGGAAGAACACCAAAAACAAGCACCTTTGATGCACGAAGTGAGGATGAGACAACTCCACAAGATAGACAAGAAGTACAAAGAGATACATCACCTAGGCTTGGTGAATTTCCTCCAGGATATAATCCTAAAACAGGAAGATTTGAAAAACCAGATGGAACTCCCGAAGATTCTTATACTCCGCCTACTAAAGAAGAAATAAATAAAATTTTTAATTTAGACAAAGATGGAAAACCAAAAAAGAAAGGTTTTATTGAATCATTTAATGAAAAGAAAAGAAAGAGAAACTTAAAATATATACAAGATTTAAGAAATAAAAAATTTAAAGGCATAATGGATCAATATGGTCTCACCAAAGAACAACTTAATAAGTTGTTAGAGGGAGATGACGAGTTTACAGGTGGAAGGAATCTAACTTTTACTGGTCTCCAACAATTGTTGGATATGGATCCTAGTGCAAGAAATTTAGGAGAGGACTTTAACGAAGCCTTGATGAAGGGTAAATTAGGTGCATTGGAGATGTCACCGAGAATGAAAAAAGGGGTGGGGTTATCAACGGCGGAATTATTTAGCACCACGGATCCGACAACCAGAATAGATCTTCCCGGTGTTTTAGGTAAAATTCAAGGGGATGAAAATTTTTCTAATCTATTATCGGGATTAAATAGGTTAGAGACTTTAGACACTATAGCTAATAAATCTGGTGGTGTAAAACAAAGTGACATAGATAATTACTTTAATTTAACGATGGGTAAAGGTGGTATTGATCCACTTACAAATAAACCTGTAGATGCACTTTTTACACCAAGAGACGATGATGGACCCTCACAAGTAACAGATCCATGCAAAGGACCTAATCCACCTGCATATTGTTTTATAGGTGAGAAGGCTGATGAGACTATGGAAGCACAACGTAACTTAGGTGGCCTTGCTCCAAGATTTGCGGGCTCTATATTTGATTTTACAGGCATGGCTGATGGCGGACGAATAGGTGCTGACGAAGGTGGTATAATGATGGCATCAGCTCCAGATCCTATGGATACAAGAAATGACATGATGCAAAATCTTGCAATAGATACTTTTGGTAAACCTTTAAAAGATTTAACTGAAGATGAAATAATTCAAATAGAAGAAATGATGATGGAGATGGATCAATATAGTAGTAAACCAAAATCTAGATCAAAAAGAGTCATGGCTCAAGAAGGCGGGATCATGGACCTTGAAACAGGTAGACAAATGTATTTTTTAGGTAAATTAGTTAAGAAAGCAAAAAGAGCTGTTAAGAAGATTACTAAATCACCAATAGGTAAAGCCGCGATATTGGCTGGATTAGGTATTTATGGTGGCGGAGGTTTTGGTGTATTAAAAAATGAAGGTTTGGGTGCGTTAGCTTCTAATTTTTTTAGTAAATCAAATCCGCTTTTATTTAGTAATAATAAATTAAGCTTAGGTAAATTAGCTACGTTATCTGCTGTATCTCCTTTTTTATTTCAAGAGGAAGAAGAGAAAGATGATCCATACAAAGGACCTGATATAGACATAGCTAATATTAGAGCTAATCCATATAATTTTTTAGCACCTAGATTTACTGGCACTACGTTTGCAGCTGATGGTGGTTTAATGAGAATGGGTTATCAAGAAGGATCTAAAGAACCTGTAGCTAAGAAGACTATGCCACTATTAGATATGGGTGGTAAAGAGATGGATCTTAGAGATAATGGCG